AAATTTTTATAATTTTATATATGGTATAGAAAAAAAAATGGCATATGCCATTTTTTTTTCTATACCATATATAAAATTATAAAAATTTATATTTTTCATTGATATCGTCAACAAGTATTTACCCCAAAAACAGTTTTAAATTTTATTCTTTTTTTTCATTGATTTAGGATTTTTTATATTACATCATCAATTTTTTATATTCTTTTTATATATAAATGTCAAAATTAATCAAATCTAACCCTAAATTATGGGAAGAAGTAAAAAAAATAGCAGATAGAATATATAAAAAACCAAGTGCTTATAAATCAGGTTATATTGTAAGATTATACAAAGAGATGGGAGGCGATTTTTTAAATAAAAAACCAAAAAAACCAACAGGATTAAAAAGATGGTTTTTGGAAGATTGGAGAAATCAAAGGGGAGAAACAGGATATAAATTTAAAAGTGATATTTACCGCCCAACAAAAATAATAACTGAAGCGACGCCTTTAACCTTTAAAGAACTTGGAAAAGAAAAGATTAAAAAAGCAAGAAGAAAAAAAGGGATAAAAGGACGAGTAAATAAATTTTAATTTAAATAATCTTTTTATAAATAAAAAAATGTTTTGGGAATTATGCGGAAAAACTGAAACATGTCCTATATGTTATGAAGAAGTTGATTTGATGGTAATGAATTATACACCTTGTAATCATTTATTCTGCTTATCTTGTTTATATGAACTTCAAAAAACCGAAATTTATAAATGCCCTATGTGTAGAAAAGGATTAAAAAAATGGTTGAAAAAATTATAATTTTATTAATATAATAAAATGATAAAATTTTTAGCCGAACATATAATATTATATAACCTTTCTAATTTTAGGGGTGGATATATTATATTCGGAATAATAATGACTTTTTTATTTTAAAAAAAAAATCTTTTTTTTAATAAAAAATGTCATCTACAAAAAATAAAATAATTGAGTTAAACTCAAAAATAGATAAATTAAAAAAAGAACGTTCTAAACTGTTAAAAAGTTTAGATATAAATTTAACAGAAGAACAAAAAAAAAAATTAGGAGATAAACCCAATATGCCTAAATTACTATGTAAAAAATGGAGAAAAGGCGAACTTTTAACAAATGAAGAGAATGAATTAACAAAAAAATATAATAATTGGTATATGTTAAGATATTATTATATCAAAAAAAATAAAGCGGACTTTTTAAATGAAAAATTAACTTAAAAAATAAGAAACCGAACATTTTTTAATTTGATATATTTGACCTATTGGTAAATTAACATTTTCATTTTCTTCTTTAGAATGCTCAAAATAAAATTTAATTTTATCTTTATGAATAACCATTTTTGAAATTCCGGATAGATGATTTACAACTTTATTTGAAGGAACAAGAAAATTAAATTTTTCTTGTGGTTGTATCTCTTGAGGTAAATTTAATACTTCAATATATTTTTTAGGTTCATCGCTTATATTTCCAACTGAAATATTAAAATAAAGAGTGATAAAATTATTTATTTTTAACCATCTAAAAGGTTTAACTTCATCAACATTAATAAAATTAAAATCAAATTTAGGGATAAATTCGCCTTGTTTAAATACATGTAATAAATCCCAGTTATTATCAATATTAATTTTATCCATAATATTTAAGTTATTTACTTTATCAGTATTATATATCTTTTCAGTTCTTATTTTTTTAAATCCTACATCTTTATCTAATACCTCGGGGTATTGAATATTTTGACAGTAAAGCATTTTTTATTTATAATAATTTTTTATTTTTCTCTTATAAATAAAATGTCATTAAATCAATTATGTTCTAATAATAATAATAAATTTCTTCCTGAGGTTTATTTAGCCGATTTAAAAACCGATGGAGCGGTTTTTCAAAATTCAAACATTGTCGCTTACAATCCAAGTAGTTTAAATTGTTTTGAAGAAGTAATTTTAACTCCTACTTGGAGCAATTTTACGAATCCATCTCAAGGAACGGGAAAAGTTAAATTAACAAGAATAAATAACAATGTTTATCTTTCTTTTGATAGATACATTGGAGATATTGGTGTGAATCCCGTCGTTTCAAATGCTTTTATTCCTGCCCGTTTTCGTCCTTCAGTTCATGGTTTCGATGCTGTGATTATAATTCAAACTGGAGGAACAGTTCAAGCCGGAGTAATGAGAATTACTACATCAGGAACAATACAAGTTTATCCAACAACAAATACCGCAAGCCCAAATTGGGCTTCTGCGAGTAATAGTGGATGGATAAATGGTGGGAGTGTTTATTCTGTAGATACTTTTTAATTTATAAATAAAAAAATTAATATTTTAGAAATATTAATTTTAATTATCTTAAATTAAATAAAAAATGTCAATTACTTTAGGAAATGAAACAATTCAAGTAAAGAAAATTTTAGACCCCCGATTAGATATAAATAAATCTAAAAGTTATGAATTTTTAAGCGGTGTCAATTCTTGTATTTGGAAAAATATAAATGCGAATAGTTCTTCAAATACTGCGATTACTTTTTCGTATAAACCTTCTCAATCAGTTATTTTAAGTCGTAGAATGTATATAAAATATAAATTACGTTGCACCTTATCTGGAACATCATCAGGTTTTCTCGTTAAAATTGGTATTGATGATGCTCTTCGTGCTTTTCCTCTCCAAACTTGCTCCTCTTCCGTTAAACTTAAATTAAATGGAAGTGAATTGCAACTTTCAAATAGTGCAAATTCTCTCCCAATGTTGATGCGTTATGCTAATTTTTACGACCAATCTTTAGATTATTCAAGTTGTCCTTCTATGGTAGATCAATATCAAAATTACGACCAATACACAACCTTGGGCTCAAATAGAAATGTTTTAGCCAAATATGGTGAAAATACCCTTTATCAACCACGAGGTGCTTTAGATTACGTTCAAGTTTCAAATACGGCAACAGATGCTGTTTTTGATATTGATATAGTAGAACCTTTATTTCTGCCTACTCTTTTATTTTCTCATAAAAAACAAGGACCCGGATTCTCAAATGTTCAAGATTTAAACCTTACTTTTACCTTATCAGATATTAATCGTGCTTGGAGTCATTCAAACGCTGGCGGTTCAACAGTTAATTCAATTAGCGTTCAAATTGGAGGTGGAACAGGAGAACTTCCCCAATTGCTTTTTAGTGAATTAACTCCAGATGCTACAATTGCTGACTCTCTAACAGATTTAAACAGAATGTATTTATACCCTTTCAAGAATCTACAAAATTATGTTTATGATAATCAAAGCGGAACACAAGCCATAACAGCCGGTTCTAATTTCGCAACAAGTGTTAATTCAATTCAAGTTGGAAAAATCCCAACTGCTATTTATCTTTGCGTTCAAGAGAAATTACAAGATAAGCAAGCAGGAAACCGAAGATACTTATCAACTGATACTTTCGCAAGAATTAAAAAAATCGGTTTTTCTGTCAATGGCGCTGCAAACATTATGACAGAGGCATTGCCAGAACAAATTTATCAAGTTTGTCAAGAAAACGGGTTGCAAGATAGTTATACAGCATTTTCAAATTATGTTGGTTCTTCTGTATTGCTTCAAGTTGGAAAGGACATTCCTCTTCCCGTCGGTATGGCACCTTCCCAGAGTCAAAATTTTAATTTTCAATTTACAACTATTGAATGCCAAAATACCTCAACAACTACTAAAAATTATGAAGTTGTTGTTGTGTTTGTTTTTGATAGTATATTCGGTATTACTTCAACTATGGCTACTCAAACTGACGGTTTGCTTAATACTGAAACTATTCTTAATGCTCCAGTTGTTTCAGGTTTTGATTATTCAAGTCCAGTTTATGGTGCCTCATTTTTCGGCGATCTTTGGTCAGGTGTAAAAGATGCTGGTCGTGGTGCTTTGAATGTTGGAAAAAATATTTTAGGTTTGGCCGCACCCGCTCTGGCTCCTGCTATTGCTCCTCTTGCTTCTCAATTAATTAAACCTCTTGCTTCTAAACTTCTTGGTGTAGGAAGAAAAGCAAAAAAAGGAGGTTTAAAAATGGCTGGTAGAGTAAGAAAAGGTAAAGGCTTAACAGGTGATTTTTATTACGGTTCAGGTATAAATGCTACTCGTCCGGTTGGTTATATGGATAGAGAA